TTTAGCGAGGAAGAATGCCGTGGTAATTTCTCATTTGCCCGACACAAATTTAGCGAGGAAGAATGCCGTGGTAATTTCTCATTTGCCCGACACAAATTTAGCGAGGAAGAATGCCGTGGTAATTTCTTGATCGCGAACAACAAATAATCGGAGGAAGAATGCCGTGGTTCCTTACAATAGAATCTCAACGCCACAATAGAAATTACCACGGCTAAAATAATTGAAAGCTCCTATTAGAAGCGGGCGCTCCTATTAGGATGTTGTCGTCGAAGTTGCGTACCAGCAATTCCGTGCGGCGTTCGACGCGCTTGCCGTCCACAGCCTTCGCGGCGCTTAACGACTTATCGAAGCTATCCACCCGCCAGCCGTACTCGGCGACCGCTAGCGCAAGGATCGCGTTGGGATAGGACGAAAGGATGAATTTACCCTTAATCCCCGCCAGCGTTTCAAGGAGCGCAATGTAAGGCGGCTCTCCGTACCCCGCGTAGTTACCCTGCTCGGTGTTGATATACGGCGGGTCGCAATAAAAGAACGACCTCTTGGTATCATAAGTCTTTATGCAATAAAGCGCGTCCTTACATTCCGCGTTCACTAGCGCGAGCCGCTTCGCCCAGACGTTCACGCCGCCCGCGTCCACGACCTGCAAGGCTTCGCGGCGGTTGGCGGTGGACCTGGTGCAACGATCAAACCTCTTGGGCCGATCCGATGGTAATTTATTGCCGAAAGCATAGTTATTGCCCTTGCCGTTGTAGCTCATACAAGCCGTCACCCAATACGCCCACGCGCGGGTGGTCGCGTCGTGGTCTGCGGGCTTGCGTAGTACGTCCCTAGCCCGGTCGAACTCGGCGCGGCTATGCAACGTCCCGGCGATCATTGCAACGAGGCGGTCGGGGTTATCTTTAAAGACGCGATAGAAGTTGATAAGGTCTCTGTTAAGGTCGTTAAGGACTTCAATAGGCGACGGCGGTTGTCCGCTTGCAAGCAAGGGACGCGACCAAAACACGTTCGCTCCCCCGCAAAAAGGCTCGCAATACAATTCGTGCGGCGGAATGAGCGGGAGGATGTGCCCCACCATATTCGCCTTGCCGCCGTAGTGCGCGACGGGGGATTTAGAGGGGACGCCCATTCTCTTTACGTATAGCCTCCAGCACGGCGTCAGTAACGTCAATAGCCGCCATGGCTACATTGTCCGCAAGCGCCCTTGCGATAGGCTTTTGTTCGGCGCTAAAAGCAACGGGGTCTCCGCATTGCTTGTTGTAATTTGTAAGCGCCACCGCCGCCTTCGCGTAAGCGTCCAATATATCGAGCGATACGATGCGAAGGATTGCGTCGGTATTAGGGGTTTTGTTTTTCATTTTGCGTAATGATTATTTCGTGAAGTCGTCCGTGAAGCGCACGAACTTGTATTTGCGAATAATTGCGCGGTGGAGGGTATCGCAGCCTATACGGCGGCCGAACTCCCCCGCGCCGTAGATAGCGGTCGCATGATCTTTGCCGCCAATTAACCGCCCCGCCGCCGTGGGGTTCACGCCGTTGTGTTTGAGGAGCCAGAAGAGGTAATGTCTGACGGTTGGATAGGGTTGCACGCGGCAACGCCCGTATAAAATCGCCACGTCTAGGCGCAAATCAATACAAAGATCGACGACCAATTCACTAAACGACCGCCACCCCCCGTCGCCGTGTAGGGCGATTAAAGCGGCGTGGTTGGCTTGCGTTTCGGCTAGGCGCTTCGCCTGCGTTTCGGCGCGGATTGCCTCGTTACGAAGCGGAATGAACGCCCGCCAAAGTACGGAACGCTCGCGGATAAGCCCGCGAATCTTCTTTCGGTGGTAGGCGAGGCTCGCCTCTACCTTGGCGCGCTCGGCGTTGTTGGCTTCGAGCGGCGTCATATTATGCTCGTCGCTCATTTCACGCCCTCCTTCGGTGGATTGTCAAAGATATATAGCGTCGTGTCCATCCCCGCGGGAGGCGGGCAAGGCGGCGGACACGGTTCGCGTTCGCTCACGACCGAGCGCCACTCCACGAACTGTTCGTACACCCAATCGGCGTCGCTTCGCGCTCGCCACACGTCGTCGCGCAGCTTGTTAAGCTCTTGCGACCGCGCAGCCGCTTCGGCTATCGCCTCGTGTTGGATCGTGTTGATAAGCGAATCTTGGCGGGTGGCGCGGATTTGGAGGTTTATCACCCGGGTCGCAAGGAAATTAGCGTCCCAGACAAGGGCGATGCACGCGCCTATCGTAAGGAGCGCGGCGATGTAAGCGAGATTGATTTTAAGTCGTAAGCTCATGAGGTAAAAATTTTGGGTAACAAAAATTTGTGGGTTGCGATATGACGCCGAAATCGGATAGCTTAAATGGGCGATCAAACTTTATGGGGTTGGGGATATATAGCGCGACGTAGTCCGCCGAAGGATTTGACAGCCATTCAAAGCATTCGTCTTTATCTTTAAATCCCGATTCCTTTCCCGTAAAAAGCCAAATATCCTCACGCGGCCCCCGATAACCCAAATCGGCGCTATCCTTATTTAACGCAAAGTATCCCGTTATGAGCGATACGGGTTTGGTTTCATAAAGAAAAAAGCGGTCGCCACACGAATATATACCCGTCCGTTCCATATACGCGTACTTCTTTTCGAGGCTATAAATCCTTTGCGCCCATTTTGGGTTTATGGTAATGATCGTGTTATTCATTTTTTCTTAGAGATTTTACGGATGTGAGCGGGGTAATCGAAGTTGGGATTGGTTTTGACGATAGTGTCGATGCGGCGATTGATTTCTTTTCGTAATTCTTTCGTTACGCTCGTGCGTCCGCCGACTTCTTTTTCGATAGTTACTAGTAGCCCGGCGACTGCGATGAGCGCGTCGATTGCCTCGCCGAGTTTGCCCGCTTCCGCGAGCGCCCACGCGGCGTCGATTTGCGAGCGCGGTGTTGGGGTTGGGGGTTTTGATACCATATTTATTAAATGATTAACTAAATGATCGTCGTCGTAATAGCTCGCCAAAAAGCGCCCGCCACTTGGGGTCGCCGAGCATAGCCGGCGAACAGGCAAGCGCCGTCGAGCTGTTTAGGCTGTGAATGAGTTGCTTCCACATATCGTTCTCATAGCCCGCCTTGCGGGTGTGTCGTCCGCCTTGCTTATCACCACTAGTGGCGCCACCGTTCACTTCGAGTATTATGCGTTCGCGTAGCCAGCAATAGTCCGCCTTGCACCAGCCCCTATCTGCGGGGTCTGTCTTGTAAGCCCACTCTCTAAGTGGCGGGGGGAGACCTTTCTCGCGCAGCCAATTAAGGAAGCCGCGATGTTTGTTGGCTTGATCTAACGAAAGCGTCCCAAAGTCCAGCCAATACGCGTTGTTGTCGCTCTTGTCGGGGAGATAGGGGGGTATGAAGGGGGTCATAGTTAAAAGTTTTTTGAATGGGTTTTCTTGATTAACTCTAGCTCGGCAAGCGCGCCATCGTCGCCACGCTCCGCCCTCGCGAACAGCGCGACGACGGCTCTAATCTCCGCATCCGTTACGAGCGATCCGTGCGTGTGGAACCAGGCGACCACCGCCGCCAGCCTCTTAGATACGGGGACTAGTTCGGGCGCCGTTTCGTTAGTCGCGACTTCATTGGACACGTCCACGTTAATCGTAGTATTTGGGTCGAAAGCGTTTTTTACGCGACGGAGACCCTCGTCGGTGCAAAGTAGATAATCTGCCCAGTCCCAGCCGCCGCGGTCGCCCATCCTCTGTAGTATGGACGGCGGATAGTACCCCTCTACCGCTTCTATTCCCATGCGACTAAGCAGGTCGAGGCTTTTAGTTAGGGCTTCGCGTCCCGCCTTATCGTTGTCGGGATAGTAAACCACGCGTCGCCCTTTGAGTTCGACCGCCTTGGATTCTGTAAGATGCGATCCGCCCACCGCCAGCCACACATATTGTCGCTCGTATTGCCGCGCAAGGGTGCAAAGGAGCGCCGTCTTTTCGCTTTCGACCAGCGCCACGTCTTTCGCGCGGTTGGCTTTGAGTAGGTGCGCGTTAAATAGGCATGGTCGGTACCCCGCCGCGGCGCTATACGCGGACGGAACCATTGGCTCTTTATCCTTTCGTCGGCGAGCGTCCGCTCCGTAGGCGACCCATTTTGGCTGGCAGAATAGCCCGTCGCTATTGCGAAGCCAGAATATCGTGTAGCCGCGGTTAGCCGTGCCAACTCCGTTCGACCGAAACGCTTCGATAAGGATTTCGCGGGGGATGCGCAGCGCCTTATGTAGCGCCTCGAAAAGCGGATTGAGGATATATAGGTGCGGCAAGAGTGTTTCTTCCATTTCATGTTCGCTTATGTATTTGCGTTGTTGGTGTATTTCAGTTTGTTTCATTGCGTAAGTGTCAATATATTGGGGCGTTTTATCGTAATATACTTTTTGCTTACAATTGTGGCACCAGCCCCCCGTCTCGTCCTTCCATTCCGCAAGCCCGCGCCTAGCGCCACATTGCGGACACTTCTTTCGTGCGTTTTTAAAAAGGCGCTTCATAAGCATCGGGCTTGCGATCATGGGTTATATTCAATAATTTTTCGCGTAACGCTTTAGCGGGCGCGTGGATTTCGCTGGGGCGTTCGAGCATTTCAGCGAGCCGTTCGGCGGATAGATTTAAGATCATGAGGATATAGGCCGGGGTTTGTCCGCCCTCGAACATGGATACAGCCGATTTGCACGTTTGCTGGTAGGATAATCTCGTAGGGGATCGATCCTCTTTCTCGCGTCCAAGGTGATACGCCGCGCTTTGCGCTTGATTCACGTACTCGAATTGACAATTACTCAACATTTTTACCACCAATACCCCCTCTTGCTCGGCGACGAACCTAGACTTGGTGCGCTGAATCACGAGGATTCCGTCGCCTATTTCGCTCTTTGAGAGGTGAAACACGGAATCGACCGCGTTGGTAATCGCCCCCGCCCCGCTCTGGACGTCGTTTGATCGGAGCTTGCCGTTTGTATGCTTGGCGGCGTGGTGAACGAGCAGGATCGTGGGTTGGTATCCGTCCGTAACCGCGTCCGAGATTTGCTTGCGAACGCCCCTTATCCACGCAAAGAATCGCACCGCGTCCGAGTTGTTATCCATATCCAAGCCGGCGGTCGAATCGCGCAGGTTGTCGATAACAATGAGCGCGGGTCTTTCCTCGATAACTGCGGGGGCGAACTCTTCGCCCTCCACAATGGATTCCACGTCGTACCAGAATTGAAGGTGCGTTGTGTCGTCAAGAAACCAACCCCGCTCCCTCATTAACGCCCGTACCCTGTTCGCCATCGCCCACTCTCCCATATCCGAATCTACATAGAAGACCCCGCCCGTAGCGCCGATCTCTTGCCCGCAAAAGCTATACTCCCTAAACATGACACTTAGGGCGAATTGCAGGGCGAAGTAAGTCTTGCCCGTGCCGCCTTCGCCAACCAATAGCGCGGTCGTACCCGCTAGTATGAAGTCGCCGAGCATGGGCTTAGGGGGTCTAGAGTTCGCGAGCCTATCAATACGCTCGCGCTGTTCGGCGGGAGTATAGAGTGGGTAGCGCGGCGGCTTGAATTCCGCGTGCATCGGGGTGCCAAGATCGTCAGTTGTCGCCACATTGCCTTAACTTACGCTTTATTTGAAGCGACCCACGATTGATAAAAAGCGCGCACCTCCGACTCGGATACGAAAGCCCGCCCCTCCGCGCACCATTTGCGTATCCTACCCATCCGCGAGTGGTAGTCGATAAAGCTGTAGTTAATTCCGGTTTTGCTAGCAACATGACTCATAGCGTCCACGTCGTCGGGGGTATTGTTTTTCAACTCCTCCATCTCTAAGATGCGCGTTCTTAATAGCGCCTCTCTATTTTCGTAGGGATAATTGTTCATTTTACGTTAATTGTTGGTTTCGATATTCTAAGGCTATCGCCGCCATATCCTCGTCGCGGCAGGGTATCCAGCGTTGGCGGTCGGTGGCGATTAATTGTTTGCGTTTGTAGTATTTCACGTTTACATAGTAGATAGCGCACTCCACGGGCGCCCCCACGTCGCCTAGGAGACGGCGGTATAGTTGCGCTTGGAGGTCGTATCGGTTGCGCTTAGAGGCGTTAAAGAAGCCCAACGGCGGCTTCATATATCGTTGATAGGGATTGAAGTCCGCGCTCGAAATGGGGTCGTTTATTGTCTTAAAATCGACGAGTACATAACGGTCGCCGTAGTTCGCCAGCAAGTCGATTGACCCCGCCAGCGATAGGTCGTCGCTCCAAACAATGTACTCGAATAGCGGCTCTTCAATTGGCGGCGGCAGGCGTTCGATTAGGTCGGGGAAATCCGCAAGGAACGACTCTTCGCCCGTCTCCCAATATCCTTCCAAGCGGTCGCGAAGCTCCAGACCCATCGCCGTTCCCACGTCCGCCGCGGCTTTGCCGTTCGCTTCCCATTCCGCCCGTATCTCGGCGGCGGCGCGTCCCTCCCGCTCGGCGACGCGCTCGCTATTGGCAAGCGCGTCAAAGGGCGTAAAGAAGGTCTCGCCCAGCCACGTCGTTACGGACGCGTATACCTGACCCGTCTCGGTGTTGGCGTAAGTATGGGGGCCGGGATCGAAGCGTATCATAATTGGCGGGTGAAAATAAAAAGAGGGTGGCTATTTGGGTGTATAGCCAAGGACTGCGGGCGAGTTGGGCGGGGGAAACATCGCTTCCTTCGCGCTTACCGGAGAGGGTTCGACGACGGTCGCCAATACGGGTTCAGCCTCCGCCTCGGCTTTCGCCTTGGCGAGAAAAGCCAGCGCGGATTTGGCGTCTAAGTCGGTCTTAATATTACCCTTCTCTATGGACGTAACGACGTGCGCGAGATTCTTAGCGCTCTTATCGCTTAGGCGATTCGAGTCGATAGCGGCGGCGTTCGCCTTGATAGCCGCCAAGTCCTCCGCGCTTGCGAGTTGCGCGGGGGGTGGCGCGGGGGGCGCGGCGCTTACGATAGAGATCGGTCTCGGCTGTATAGCTTCGGGGATTTTAATTAGCGTATCCACCTCGGTTTCGTCCAAGAAGCTACAGTTACAGGCGGCAAGCGTTGCGCGCCGAAAGGCTTTAGTCTCAGCCGTTAAGAGAAAGTTCGCGGCGTTCTCGCCCGTAGGAAAAGACCCCTTCGCTGTCGCGCCCATGAATTTCGTACCCGACCGCTCCACCATTCGCCCATCCGGGAAGGTTACGCGCGCCTCCACGAGGTAGATACACATATCGGCGTTATATTCCCGCCGCGTTATCTGTTGCGAAAGCCTGTGCCTTGCCGCAAGCTGGTCGGCGCAAGAGCGCGACGCGTAGATAGTTAATTTATCCTTACCGGTCGCCTTGTCAAAGCCGGCGGGATATACGAGAAAGGGCGCGAACTTATTGTCTATACCCAGCGCGTCGCTAAGAGCGCGCATATAGTCGCCTATTTCCTCTTGTGTCCATCCCGCGACGTTCTTATTTGACGCCACGAATCTTTGCTCCATTGCATAAAGCGCGGCGACGTCAATTGTTGGTGTATGCATTTTGCGTTAAGTTAAAGTGGGGGCTTGCGCCCCGGGTGAATCAGTCTGCGAATTGGGGATACCTTGCGTTAAGGGCTTCGAGCGCGTCCTCGCACTCTTTTTCGGCTTTATCTTGGAGGCGTTGGAGCCTCTGTCCAAGTTCATAAAGGTCGTTATCGTAGTCCTCTTGCGCCTTCTTGTTGGCGTCGCGCATCTTATCTTGTATCGCCCTGTACCGGGCAATATAGAAGACTTCAATCTTGTCCGGGTTCACCGCCCATACATCGCGGTTCGCGTCCCATCGGAATCGCGTAACGCCGTCGCGGTGGAACTCAAAGGACTCCAAAAGTCCGCCACATCGCACGCCCTCTTCCGTAAGGAACGCGATAACCTCGGTGGGTTTGTCGAATAGTACCCCGTCGACGGGGAAGTCTAAGGATTCAGGAAATCCGACCTCTTGGCCCACGAAGTGAACCGTGAGGGTATTCACCTCGACCGAGTCGTCATTATACCAATGCGATTCGGCGGGTTGCGAGAGCCTGTATCCAATGTTTGCGTCATGCTCCGCGAGAGTTGCTGGGCGGGGATAAGGGATACTCATAGTCTTGTGCCTGATACCGCTCAGGCGGGCGTTAGTGGATTTGACGCTATAAAGATAGGGCGTTAAAAATTAACGTCCAAATTTTAGACGTTAATTTTTGAAGTATTTTTAAGCTAAAAAGTAAGCCCGTCCACCGTATGCGTATCCGATCCGCTCGCGTCCGCTTGCGGGGACCGCAAAGAGGATGCGGGGGCGGCCGGCACGAGCCTGAGCGTGCATTTCTTTCCCTCTTTAACGAAGCCAACCGCGCGGCTCATTTTGCTCATCGGGAAGAACTCGGCAATCCGAATCGCCGAAAAACCTTCAATATTACCGCCCCCCTTAAAGAACGCGTCGATCTGGCGTTGGCTAGGCGCGCCCCAATGGGCGGGATAGCTACCATTACTTTCGATAAATGCGCGGTCGCCAACGAATTTAATCCAGTCGGGATCGGGTCGCGGCGCTTGCGGGTCTTGCTGCTGGACTTGCGGAGCGCGGGCGTTCATAGCGCGGTCGTTCGAATTGAGCGTAAGTTGCGCCTCCACGCGCGCAAGGCGATCCTCAATTAAGGAAAGCCTTGCGCCTATTTCGTCGTGAGTCATTACGCCGTACCCCCCGCAGCCGCTTCTATGGCGGCAAATAGATCTAGCTGGAGCGACGCTCTTCGAAAGAACGTAAAGTCGATTTTAGCGGGCAAAGTGGCGGCGGGGTCGAGCGCCCTGTACTTATCTAGGCGGCAGCGAAGGAACGTCCCCACGAGGGCGTAAACGGCGGGCAAAAGTAACTTGACCGCGCTCTTGGATAGCCGCTCCTCTAAAGCGGAGTTCATTGCTCCGTCAAGCTCACGCCGCCTATTGGGGTCGTCTTGATTGGCGAGTATATCTGCGTGTTCGAGAAGGTCGTTATAGAGTTCGGTTGCCACGCCGTACGCGTATTTTTCGATTGATTCCGCCGTCGATTCTTCGATAAGCGAGAGATCACTCCAAGTCTTCGCGAATTTGACGTGCGAATTTACACGATGCGCCTTAACGCACGCGTCGCAAAGATGGCGCAGGTCGCGCTGAACGTCCGGCGATTTCGCCCAGTCGACGATTCGGGCGCCACTTTCGTCAATTATTGGCGTATCGTAAAGCGGCCGAGTATTGGGTTGGGGTTGGGGTTGGGGATTAGCCATTTGGGTTTTGGGTTAATTTGTGGATTAATGGATAGCCGTTATGGATTCGCCTGTCCAGCAGGCGACCCGCTTTCTTTTTGTTGGTTCCGCCCCATTGCTTAAAAAAGAATGGGACGTTGGCGGCGGCGCATTGGTCGCGTAGGTCGCGCGCCCAATCGGGGTTCGTGGGGTTCCACGTGCGTTCCGTCCATTCGATTTTAGTGTAGTTCATCGCCGCCCCCTTTCGTTTTGCCCGTAGCCGCCGTCGTAAGGCACGCGTCGCACGCGTCGCGAACCGCAAGGATCGCATGAGACATCACAGTGTCGGACGCGTCGTTTTTGCGTATATGCCTCGTTGCTTTATATGCAATATTGAACAATGTTTTCAATTCATCGCGGTCTCCGTTAAACCGCCATTCGCCCGCGTAGTCGATAGGCAACCCCTCCACCTTGCGCAAGCCAACAAGCGGCGACGTGTGGTTATTTGTGGGTTGCCGCTCCCGCACGTCGGGTTCGCCGTCGCAATAACTCGCCAACGCTTCTAAGGCTTTATTTGCGATGCCGCGCGCATTTTTGAACGCGGCGTGGAAATGATCCCTATCGGCGTCGTCTGATTGATTGTAATGGCGCTCCAAGCGCAGCGCCAAGTCATTCGCATGGACCCACGCAAACGCAAGGTATTCTACTCTTGATCTAATCATAGCGTGTCGACCTCCTCTTGCATCCGCACTAGGCACTCGCATAACCACCGGTCGATTCGGACGCTGACAGCTTCGCCCTCAAAGGACTTCATTTCGCCGATCATGAAAGACACGGCGGCGATAGCGGCGGTAAGCTTATCCTTGTCGGGCGCGGCGGCTAACTTACGGGCGACTTTCGCGTCGGCGAGGTTTACGGGCGGGGATAAGGGGATGATACTAGTTTGCATATTTTGCGTTTCTTAAATGTTGAATGGATTAATTAAATTCTTCGATCAGGGTTCGCTCCAAATCGGCGGTGCAGTTGGCGCGCATGGCTTTGAACAGCATAGCTATCGCCGCGTCTCGGCGAAGGGTCGCCACTTCGATTAGGCTGTGGTTAGGGGTGGGTGAGTTCCTTTTAGTACTATTACGGGATGTAAACGAAATAGTCCGGCGGCGACATTGCGAGGGTCCGTGTTGAGGGCGGCGGCGCTTGCGAAGGGAATGAAGCGGCCTCTTATTGAGGCCGCCTTGACTTTGTGGGAGCGCTCGCTCGCTTCTTTAAGGCCGCCCTCAAAAGACTCATTTACGGCCACGGTTAGCGCTCTTAGGAACTCCCGCGCCTTATCCTCCGCGGCGTCAATAATGCCGTCGAAATTTTTATCGGATATAACGTCTAAGCCGTTATATCCATCGCGAAAATTCAGGTTTTTTTCGAGGCGATCATAAGCCCCGTCCGATGCTTTATCGAGACGGTACGCGATCTTTATCAAAGCCTCGGCGATCCGTTGTGTTAGTATTATTCTAAACAGGCGGTCGGAGTTGGATGGGTTGGTGTGCGGGTTCATTTTTTGGTTATTTTGTTTAGGTAATAAATCGCAATCTCGGTCGTGGACTTCCCAGTGGGCGTAGTAACAGCCACACGGCGCTTGCCGCTCGCGCTTGCCCTTATAGGGCTCGCGCTCTTGGTTTTCGGCTTCCGCTTTCGCCTCGCGGAGTTCGAGGGCTTGGTCTTTGGGGTCGTCGCTAGTCATTGTCGTCGTCGTTGGGGGCGGGAGCTTCGAAACGCATAATGTGTTCGGACGAGTCGTGCCAAAAGTGAAAGAGGGGCGAGCGTCCCGATTTACGGGCTTCGCGCCAATCGGCGCCGCCGTCCATGTGATTTAGCGCGTCCTCGTCGTCGCTCGCGAAGCGTTCTTCCCAGAGTGCCTTGAGGTCGGACATCACTGTATTGGGGCTAGGATAGTTGGGATTATCCTCGTCGATCTTCCAATCGCGAGGCGCTAATCTCGGATGTTTGGTGTGGATATTGATCGGACAGCCCTGAAGGATAAAGCTCACGATCTGTGTCCGCGTTAGGTCTTTGACAGCTACGGGGAACTGTGGGGGGGTGAAGGGTTTTGCCATGATTTGGGGTGGGTTAAGTTTTTTTGAATATTAGAAAGGTCTTTGTCTTTATTCGTTGCTTGATTGTATTACTATTCCGTCAAGTGTTTTTCTCAGAGTTTTGCTCGCGCGCTCGTAGCCTTGGTATCTAGCGAACGCATTTGTTTCGTTATCGGCGACGGCGATAGCGATTCTATATGCAGATAGAGCGTCGCCGATTGGGGTGGCGGCTGCGAGGGCGTCGGCGGCGGCGGAGGCGTCGGCGGCGGCGGAGGCGTCGGCGGCGGAGGCGGCGTAGGATGCGAGGGTGGTGGAGGCGGCGGCGGTGGCGGCGGCGTAGGCGTCGGCGGCGGCGGAGGCGTCGGCGGCGGCGGAGGCGTCGGCGGCGGAGGCGGCGTAGGATGCGAGGGTGGTGGAGGCGGCGGCGGCGGCGGAGGCGGCTGCGTAGGCGGCGTCGGCTGCGTCGGCGGCTGCGTAGGCGGCTGCGAGGGCGACGGCGGCGTAGGCGGCGTAGGCGGCGGCGGAGGCGGCTGCGTAGGCTGCGAGGGCGGTGGCTGCGGGGGTCGTATTCATTGTCTTATTTGGTTGGGGTTAAATGACACTACAAAGATAGGGCGTTAAAATTTAACGTCCAAATTTTAGACGTTAATTTTTGAAGTATTTTTTACTTTTTTTCTTTCACCCGCCACACAAAGCGTGCAAGCCACTTTTGCGCAATAAAAAACCCACCCCGCAGGGGGTGGGTTAATGATAGAATCGTCTGATATTTTACAGGTAGCTAGCCGCAAGGCGTTGCATATCGGCGACGCGGTTGCGCCAGCCGGTAATGAATGCCGCCTGCGGGGGGTCGCCGCCAACGATTTGCCTTAAATGCACGAACCGCTCTGCGGCGTAAGCGTCGAGTAGGACTGCGGGCTTTACGGCGTTAGCCTCCGCAAGGGTGTGGGGGCCCATAAAGCCGTCGACGGCAAGCCCCTTGCCCGTTAATCTATTAAGGACTAGCTGGAGACGGGCGACGCCAAAGATTCCGCCGGCGGCGTTTCCTCCCGTATTAAAATGGTAATCCGACGCAAAAATAGCGACGGCGGGGGGAAGCGAGTCGCCGCTAACCGAGTCCCAATACCACTTCATAAACCTGCGCGCCCCCGCCGCGTCCAATTTAACGAACGCCTCGTAGGAGGGATCCATGCCTAGTTCGGGGGATAGCCGTTTGTAGGTGGCCCATATTATCCCGCCATTGGTGTCGCCGCCGTGGTCGAGTGTATTATTGACCCGTCCGCCCTCCCACGCCGCGCATAAGTCCGCCCACGCGTCGAACGGCGACGGCTTTGGTTTGGTGGCGGCGCTAGTCTCGGTTCCACGCGGAGCCGCCGCGGTTTCTTTTTTTATAGGGCTGGATTCCGCCGAAGGTTCCACAACCCTTGTCCCCGCATCCGCAGGAGTCTTTAATAAATCGTTCATATAATGGGTAATTTGTTATGTTTTTATTAATGAAATCGATAGCTAATTGCCGCCACGTCTCTCCGTAGTTTCGATACTCGTTGCGCAGGTGCGCGCTTTCGGTCGAGTTTGGATCGGTTACCGTTGGGTCTGCGTTGGCTTTGTTGCCTATATTTTCGTGGCGCCACACGCCACCTATATAGCCGTAGTGGTACATTGTGAAATTGGCGACGGCGCGGACAAGCTCCAAACGCAAGGCTTCGTTTGCGACGGTAATCGTTCCCGTGTCGATTTGCGATTCTATCTCATAAAACAGTCCATCGCCTAGGCAGGGTTTAAGGTCTTGGTATTGGGCGTTAATCATGGCGGGCTTCCACCAATTAACGTCAAGATTGCGACTTACGGGGAGCGCCGTGTTGAACTCCTGTTGAGTTGTGAAATATATGTCTTTCATTTGGGAAGGCGTAGGGTGTTGGGATCGGCGGCGGCGATAGCGGGAACATCGGTGAGCGCCATGGGGCGTAAGCCAATTTCAGAGCGAAGTTCATTGAGCGTAATCACGCCCGAATTGAAGAGGGCTAAAAGATTTGGCGAAACCCACACGTCGGCTGGAAGGTTGGTGGCTATGTCGAAATCAAACCTAAGCCCGTTAAACGTCGCGATTTGCCTGAACGCCCTAAGAATGAATTGCTTATAGGGATCGAAAATATTAGCTTGTGCGATCTGCAGGTTAATCGTGAGCTCCTCGCTGTTGCCCGTAATAGAAAGAGATCCGTTGGACACGCCCGCAAGCGACGGTGGGAAACGGTGCCCGGAGCATATCTGCTGAACCGTCTGCGTGTGCACCTCGTTAAACATATTGGCGTTATCGCCCGTTGCGAACGGAGTAACCTGTACTCCCTGCGCTCCTTCGTAGGTGTTGGGTTCCGTGAAAATCAAAAAGAATTTAGCGGCGTTCTCCTCTGACGTGTATTCGTCGCGAATCATTTTAGCAATCGCCTCGCGCTTTTCGCCGTCGGGAACGTTAAGTACATTAACGACGGCGGAGGGCATAAGCCCGTTGCGAATCGTGTTTTTGTAAAACACGCCTATCGCTTTATCGAGCTGGATATATTCCTTTATACCCCAATAATTAGGAATCGGGTACACGCCTAGCGCGGCGTTGTAGTCCCACTTGTAAAGAACCTGTCCCTCACTATTACTGAACGTGGACGGGTCGAACGGAACGTAGGTTTTTGCTTTATTTTTGTTGTAGCGCGCCCAATTGTAGGAACGAACGAAACCGACGACGTCGCCGTCCTCGTTAGCCTTTACACGCATCTGCTCGAACGGAAGGAAGTCCACCGCCCCGATCCGCGCGTTGCCTATGCCGCCGGGGCGTAGCAATAGGTAGAATCCGCCGTGTACTGCGTAATCGTGAACAACTTTTCGTAACACATCATTAAGCAAGTCTCCCACCCCGTTACGCGCGTTTTCAAAGAACGCGTTTATTTGCGGAAAGCTACGGTCCCAGACAAATCCCGCGCCGTAAGTGAACGACGCTATGCTCTTTAATATAGCGCCGTGCGTCGGGGTTAAGGCAAGGTTTGCCGTTTCTTGCGGAAAGAGATTGTCCTCTCCGAATGCAAGGTAGTCTCGCCCCCTCGCCTCTAGGTTGACTACGGGCAACGGGACTTGTGTGCCTAGCGATATTACAAAGAAGTTTTTGTCCGAGTCCTCGCGCGTTGGGGCGGCTCTCGGTATCGTGCGCCGCACTATTTTCGGCGACGCGGCGGCGACGGGAATCCTTGCCATTTCTTTTTATATTAAGTTCGACCACCCTATCGGCGAATTTTTTGTCAGAAGGCGAGAAGGCGAAAATTATCCCGTAACGCCGCTCTAGCGACCGCACGATCACCCGCTCCCTTAGCACGGTCATGGTGATCGTACCGCGCCTGTAAACCGAAAGGAAGATCGATTTGAGCAACTTTCCCGTGCGATAACGAAAAAAACCCCTCGGTCGGTCGGCGGCTCTTGGGGTCTGTTGGTCTAGCGCGTTCCATCCTTTTACGAATATTCGGTTCTTTATTTTGTTGTCTATCGCCGTCAGTTCCGGGCGCGTGAGTTTCGCTAGTTCGTTATATTTATATTGCGAAATATTAGGCATAGATAGCCGCCTCCCATTCCGCCGCGACCTCCTCGCTAATCGCCTCGTCGCGGAACGCCCCCAGCTCCTCCTCATACGCGGCGGGAAACGGGGTCTTCTCCGCAAGCTCCGCTTGCGTTTTTTCAAGTAACGAAGTCGCCGCGGTGAGCGACTTATCGGCGGCGACGAATTGCGCTTGCGCCGCCGCGAGTTGTTGCTTGAGCGCCGTCAAAGTTGCGACGGCGTTGGCGTGGTTTTGTTGTGCGATTTGAAGGGCCATCTCTTGCCCAGCGACGCCCTCCAGCGATTGCGCCGTCTCCCATAGTTGCGCGACCGTCGCCTCTTGCGCCGTTACGTTGGCTTGCGCAACGTCGCGGGTTGCGGTCGCCGCGCCCGTTTGCGTCGCGGCGGTTTCCATGCTCGTCGCGGCGGAGGCGATTAACCCGGGTAGCGCGTCAAGGCGGGCGTTCGTTTCGACCAGCGCCGCCCGCAAGTCGGTTTCGCGTCGCTCGCGTTGGGCTACGCACTTATCGCAGCGCGTCCCACATTGCACGTCTATTCGCTCCAAGTCGGAGACTTCACATTTCTTCCACCCCTCCTCTGTGCGCGCGTAAACATAGGACGCGGTCGGCGATACCGTGGCGAACCCCGCGCCGTCGGAATCGTAGGCGACGACCGTTTCGCCGTCGCGCGTGATAAGCGTTAGGGGGTAGGCGTTCATTAGACGGGTGTGTTGTGCGCGTCGGCGGATACGATAAAGCCAAAGCCCACCGCAAGCTCAATCAACGCGGTGAACGCTTCCTTGAGCGTCAGCGCGTCGATAGGCTTACCGTGGGCTATGTCGGCGATAACGGCGACTATGATTCCCAAGCCCGCCAGAGACGTGCGGGGATGTAACAAAAGTGGTAAGAGAAGTTTCATTTTATTTATCGTTTTGTAAATTTAGTAAGGTGTAGCGAAGGCGTTGCATCTCTTCGCGGGTATCTCGCATCTCCGCGCTGAGCTGCTTTATCTCGCTCGTTACCGTCGCTTCTAGCCCATCGTGGTCTTTTTCTAATCGGGTTAAGCGCACGCGTGTTTCGGCCTCCGCTATTTGATTTCGCACATAAACGCCCACAACCGATAAGGCAAGAGCGAGGAGCGGTATGACGGTGGTCGCGTCCATTATCAGGTGTAGCTAAAAATGTACGCCCGGCTTACGCCACACATCGTGAAGATGATCACGCAGTGCGCGGCGGGCGTGGCGAGCGCGGCGGGTCCCGTTAAGGTCGCGCCGAAAAGTTGTGGCAACACCGTGGGAATGAACGCCCAGCCAATGGGCGCCGATTTAACTAGCGATGTGTAAGTGACCGAGTTGTTGTCGATTCCGGTATAGAAGTGGCTAATGTCCGCCGTGGCGATCCCCGCGCAGCAATTGTTGGGCGTAATCAAAGCGCTGAACGCCATCGTCCGAGTCGTTCCCCCGCCGCCCCCCGTCGGAACCATAGTGAAGAGTTGTGAGGATGTGAGCGACCAGTCGGCGCAGCACGAGGACGCGGCGGAGCAGCACTCGAAAAAATAAGGCGGCAAATCCGTCGCGACGTTCGCCATCGTCAGCGTTGGGGAGGCGACCTCGCTCAACTTGAAAGCCTCGACAAAAACCTTTGACGTGTCGCTATAAACCAACACCTGCGCGTCGCCGCCGCCAATGGGCTTAACATAGGGAACGTGCCTATTCTTTGCAAGATAGACGCGCTCGGTGGGCGAACGTTGGATAAGAAGGTTGGAGCCGTTATCTATTAATAGTATAGCCATCTTATGAACAACATCCGTAAATAATACCTGAAATAATATCGGCTCCGTCCGCTCCACTTGCGGCGGGCGGCGACATCTCGTCGTACTTAAAGTCTAAATGAAAGCCACCCTCGTTTCCGTACACGCGCACGCGGTCTCCGTAACCGCGAACGTTCATTTGATTCTTTGGAAAGAACCAGAGTTCGCCGTCCGGCGTTTCGATTTGAATGTACGGGCCCGCGCCGTCTGTGAAGGTATAGATTAGCATTTATTGATAAGCGTAAGTGGTCGCCAACGCGTCTACAGTCGGAATGAATGAGTCCAAGTTGACCAATTTGGCGGGCGTGGATTCCGCCCCCGTGAAGACTAAAGTATAGCCGTTAAGCTCCTCCGCCCCCGCGCCCGTAGCCTCCGTCGTCGCGGTTAAGGTAAGCGCGTTGCGTTCGCCCAGCCAGCGGGCGTTCCCCGCCAAATCATACACTAACGCTCGCACTTTGCGGTTTAGGTATTTGGTTACGAAAAAGCGCGCGGCGTAGTCTAGCGGGCGGTACGTCGCGGAAAGCGACTGCACCCAACGCTTGCCCGCATCGATTATTTCGGACGTTTCGTTAAATACGCCGCTCCCGTCCACGATAGGCAATTCCATAAACGACGGCGGCGACGGCGCGAAAAATGGGTGGAAGCGCGAAAGCGAAACGACTCGCTTTGCAAGGTCTACACCCGTGAACTTCACATCGTCGCCCGTAAGTAATATGCGCGAAACGCCGCCCGCGATATAACCGCAGTCTTTATCGAACGTCCCGTTAAGGGCGCAGGTGTAAATATATAGCTCTTGGGCGGTCATGGGGTTTTTGACACGTCTAGGATAGGAACGGTGGAGAGTTCGCGATAAATAGGTTCGCGCAACAAAACGGGATCTTCGGTGTAAGCGGCGGCTACGTAAAGCCTGAACATATAATTCCCGGTACCCGGGAGGCTAATTATTCCGTTGAGCGGGTCCGCTACGGCGGCCTCGTCGAAAAAGAAATCAAAACGGTCGGATTCCAACGCCGTAGCCATGGTAAGCTCCACGAAATAATTCTTGCCTGTAAGCGCCTCCTCAAACTGACCAATGAAAACGCTTGCAAGTGGCGGGCATATTTGCGGCTTAAAGACGGAAACAATGTTGCGTTCTCCTCTATTTATTACAAACATGGCAATAATGGGGGCTTTCGCCCCCATTGCTGTTAATAAGCGTTAGGCGGCTCCTTGTAATAATTTGGTGTTCAGGTTATTGAGGGGCAGATTGACGGCGAAAGGGCTAGGCGAAATGTAAGGGGTGGATAGGTATTTGCCCGGCGCGCTTGTTCCCGTGTTGTAGCCCGAATCAATGAAGGGGGTAATCTCTTGGGCGTTGCGAATTTCAGCTCCAACGAAGGTGAGGGTTTGCCCGTTTACGTCGTCTTGGGTGGGCCCAAAGTTGTTTGTCCCCACCGTCATGGGCATTCCGTTACGCCCGCCTATCAAAAAGAAGCGGTTTTCGGGGGACTTGGGTAGCCCCGTTATCGCCGCCACCTCTTTGGCGAGTTTGGAGTTTTGCTGTTTGATCTCGATGATCGCGCAAATCTTCGCGTTACCGAGTTCGTATACCTTGTTAAGCGCCCACTGATCGGTGAGCGGCACCACTAGCGTTAACGTGTGCTGCCAATATTTTGCGCCCGCTTTGCCGCCGCCGATAAGCTCGATAATAGCGCCGGCGGTGAAGTCCGAAAATATCACATCAAACCATTGAAAGCGCGGAATCGGACCCGCCTGTGGGAGCATGATAATGTCGGCGACGGCGTGTTCTTTGTAAAGCGCCAGCTTCTGGTCGGCGGGATCGGTTAATCCGAATGGATAAGCCGGGGGGCCGAGCGTGGGTTGGGTGTTGAGAGCGGGGTAGTACCCCTCGTACTCTTCTATCGCCTGCACGTCGCAAGCGTTGGCGATCTTAACGGAGACCAAGCCTCCGGGGTTGTAAGAGCAATCGTCTTCAGGATCGCCGTCAAAGTTTCCCGTGAATTTACAGCAACTCATAATCTTATCCTCCTTTAGTAAAGTACAACTTGGCTACCCCAAATGACGCCCGCTCCAACCTTACGAGAGCCTACGAATAAGATACTATCGTTGGCGGACGTAAGGCTCAAATCAATCTGACGCATAGATTCGGCGTCGCTTTGCAAGTCGGTTAAGATCACAAGGTTTTTGCCGGGCGTGCAAACGATGCGCGGCACACCCGCCGCGACGGGGAGCCCGTGCGTAAAGATGATCGGGATTCCGTTATAGGTGTAGGCGTCGTTCCCAACCCTGACAGTAGCGAACAGGGTTGTAAGCTGATTGCCATTTTGGTACGCTATCGTAAGAATCTGCAAAAGCTCGACGCCCGCGTAGATTTTCAAGTCCGCTTTTAGCGCCGGGTCGCCGATAATCTCCGGCGGTATTAACGCGTAAATGCGCTGAAGCTCGCTAAGGATATTCGAGGGCGTGACGACGACGGGCGACGGAACGTCGATCACGGTCGCGTCATTTTCCATTTGTCGTATCCATCCATCGCACAACTCTAGCGGGGTTTCGCCGCAAGTGGACGGCGAAAGCGCCGTACTGCTACGCCAGAGGTACATATCCGTATTTCGGTTAATCCATCGCAACACCTGACTTTCGACCAAATCGGTAATCGTAGTCATTCCGTTGGGTGGGTTAAATCCCGCCGCCGCGACGAACGGGGGTTTTTGGTCTAGCGTGGATTCTATGGTGTCCTTGCAAATATGCAACTTTGTCTTGTATTTGCAGGCGCGCATAGATACCGCCTCCACCGTAAGGTCGCCGCAGTCGTCCGTCGGGTTGCATTCGAAGGGACGCTCGGGATTGGTGGAGATAGCGCGATTGACCCCTATTTCGCCTTTGACGGCGGTAAGGATCGTGTTGCCTCCATTAGCGTACATATTGCTGGAGAGCATCGCTTCTATGTAAATTTCCGGAGCCGTAAGCGGCGTCGCGGCGGGAAGGGTAATAGACATGATGAGAGTGCGTTAAGTTGTTAGTTGGGTAGGCGCCACTTTTCGGCGGTCGCTTTTTGGTTCTTCTCCGTGGTGGCGACGAACATACGCGCCATCTTTACGTCCAAGGTTTCGTTTACGGGCGGCAATTTAGCGTCGGGCGTCGCCACATCGGGGGCGCCGCGTCCGGGGGCTTTACCCGTAACGCTTGCGTCGATAGCCTCTAACGCCGCAAGGCGCTCGGTTAAGGGTTTAATGTGGGCGCTTAATAGCGCCGCAAGCTGCGCGACGGTTTCGGAGCCAAGGGCGGGCGGCGGGGGCGGGGCCGTTGGCGGGGTTATGGTGGATACCTTGCCGCTCGCAACCACTATGATCGTTCCGTCGGTTGCGGTATAGGTTCCGTCCGGCGCCATTTCGCCCGTAAGAAGCCACGCCTCACCCGTCGTTTCGTCGACGGATAGTATGGTGCCGTCCGCAAGCGCATAGTCGACGTTGAACTTGTGATAACTTTTACCGTCCTTAGCCAAAAGATATACCACCTGGGGGTACGTCCGTTTGGAGGGTGGAACTTTTGGCGGGGCGGCGGGGGCGGGCGCGGGGGCGGATAAAGCCACGACGGTGGGTTGCGCGACTTGCGTGGCGACGGCGCTCAATTCCACTAGCCCGCCATCGGCGTTGCGCTTGTAGAGTCCGGGCAAAATGTTGCGGGCGCCGTCGTCTTTAACCTTAAAGACCTCTCCTGTCTCGGGGTCGAAATAGGCGTCGTCGCCGTTCGAGAGCTTTATTGGCTCAAGCCCCATGCGTTTGGCGGCGCCTTTTGGGGTGAAAAAATTAAACATACTATCGAATGTTTCGTTTAAATAATTAGTGAATTTGTCTTCAATGCTATTTGCGTTATTTGATTGGCTTTGCATAACGCCTGGGGCTTTGCCGCCCCACTTGGTTATGGCGGCGATAATTTCGTCTTCCCAGCGGACGTAATACTTAAAGCCCGCGTTGTTCTTAGTGTCCGTTATGGCTTTGAAAATGTCGTCCCAACGCCCCCTAATCGCGACTTGGATTAAACTCATGAGTACGGGGTCGCGCTTCTTTAATAGTTTCACTACGGCGGTATATCGTTCAAGATCGCTCGCCATGGCCTTGAGCGAATCGGCTATGGTTGCCTTGACCTCCGCGATACCGGTCTCTGTTTTTGGCGGGCTGGGGGCGGTTGGCGACGGCGATTCTTTGGCGGGCTGCGTTTGTGGCTGAATGAAGCTTAAGAGCGCCTCCACCGAAAAACCCGACACGCGACCCGTCTTAACGACCTCGTCCCAAAAATCTTTATTTGGGATATGGACGGTCGCAAACCAAGTTCCGGCGGGGAGATTGAATCCAAACTTCGCGGATTTATCGGCGGCGGGGTCTTGGGAAATCCACGTTTCAATCATGGTCGCCTCCACGGGGAGCGAACTAATATGCTCAAAATTGAATTTGTTAATAAGTCCGAGTCGCATAAACTTATTGCGTAGGCGCTCAATAACCGCTGCGGAGAACGCCACCCAATAGGGTTCGCCACCGTTGCTTTCGTCCTTGCGATAAATAGCCTGATCGGGTATAAGCAGTACGCCGGTCAGGTATTGCTTATCGGGCTGAAAGCCGAACTTCATTTCGAGCGGCGGGGTCTTGGACAGCGCGACGGCCTTGGTTTCATTCGCGGGAAATTCAACAAGCCCAATCGCGGTAACGCCCGACGTTTCGTCGCCATCCTCTTCGTCAAAATCCGCGTAAAGAACCTTTATCATTTCCCGACTTTCGCCTTAGCTATTAATTTATTGAGTCTGTCTTGTTTGCTGGCAAGCTCTTGTAAATCGACTACCACCTCTCGGTTTGCAAAATTAACAAAGTTGTCATTCAGCTCGTTCAAAATATCGTATCCACCCCCTCCATTGTTGATAACATTTGTAATTGGCGGGGGAACCGGTGCGTTAAGTATCCCCCCGTGGTCGAATTTTCGATAAGCGCCGAACGTGTTAATCTCTCTAAGTAGACCCAGATTATTCTCCGTCGCGTCCTTATTCACGATAAACTCGCGCCCCTCCACCTCCACGTTGGCGAAGCGACCGGAGCCCCTTACCCCGCCTTGCGCGTGGCTAGGGCCCGCCACCAGCCCACCCTTGCCGTAGCTAATCGTACCGTCGTCGTTAAGGTATCCACCCATTTCGCCGAACGCGTCTTGCGCCTGCGTTATCGCGGCGAACATGGAAGCGACAAAAGCGAGCGCGGACGCGATACCGATTGCCAGCGAGATCGGATCGAAGGAACTCGTCGCCACCGCTTTGAACGCTTGCGCCGTAGCTAGCGCGGACGTGATCGCCGTGAGCGCCGCTTGCCCCGCCGCGATCTTCTTTTGCCGCTCTTCGCTTGCTTTCGCCAGCTCCTCCTGCTCGGCGGCGATAGTTTTCTCTTGCTCCAATAGCGCTTCCTTTTCCTTCTTTAAATCCTCCGTGTGTTGCGATTCGTTGTCTAGCTGTTGGTTGGCAAGCTCGCTTCGTCCGGTGGATTTGTCTTCGTTTTCGTTGAGAATACCCTCAAATTTATTGACGCGTTCCTCCTCCTGACTAAGCTGGTCGTCTATTTGGGTGAGGCGCTCTTGGTTGCGGGCGCTCTCTTGGTCTAGCTCTTGCTGGCGGGCGGCGTTGAGCTGGTCTGCGAAAGCGATTGCCTCGTCCATTAGCTTTCCAAAGTTGTCCTTAATAGACTGAATAACGGTAGAACTAGCGCCCTTGAAAGCCTTACTAAACAACCCGTTGACGGCGGCGTTAAGGGGGTCTTGCACGGTGGAGACAATCGCGTCCTGTGTAGCCTCGCTAAACGTTCGCGCGTTGGCTTGCGCGTCCGAGGCAGCCTTGGCTTTGTTTAGTTCAAAGCTAACCTCTACGTTGGTCTTTTGTGTTTGTAGCGCCTTCAATTGTTCGACCTGCTCGGCGGTCGCTTGCCCGCTATCCTCTATCGCCTGTAGCTTTTTGATTTCCACGTCTAGCGAATCCACCCTTAGATCATGCTCGGTTTGAAGGAAGCCCGCGATCTTAGCCTCGGACGCGGCGACGGCTTGCGTTCGTTCCGCGCTTATCGCTTGTATCTCGTCGATACTTTTAGCCCCCGCCAGCTTCGCGTCGCTAGCGGCCGTCGCCGCGTCTAAGCGCTTTTGCTCTTGCTCTGCTTTGGTTGCGGCGTTATCGGCCACTCGGTTGTTGGCGGCTATCTCTAGCGACGCGGCGCGCTCGTCGTTGGCGATTTTGAGTTGGATCGTCTTTTCGTTCAGGTCGCGGGTCTTTAGCTCCACGTCGTTCGTAAGGTCGAGCCGAGACTTGGCGAGGGCCTGTTGCGCCAATTTGTCGCTTTCGGTTAAGCCCCCGTGCGCTTTGATTTGCTTTTGCAGTAGCGCCGCTTGTTGGTTTAAGTCGGCTTCGCGTAGCTTGCGGTTGGCTTCAATCGTTCCCGCCTCTATCGCGGCAAAGGCCTCTATCGAATCGGATGTTTGCACGCGCCGCGCGTTCTCCGCGTCGAACGCGTGTTGCGTCGCCTCTAACGCTCGGTCGTTTTGCGCGATCTCCGCCTCGGCAATTTGGGTGGCGAGTTGCGATACCTTCTCGGCGTTGGCAAGCTCTATAGCTTGGCGTTCGTTCGCGGCTTTGGCTGTAATAGCGGTAACCTCCGCCTGGTTTACGGTTTCCCCTTTAGCCTGCCGCCTGCGAATACTCGCTATCGCCGCCGCCGAATCGGATTCTATTTGCTCTAGGCGCGCCGCCGTCGTTTCATTCGTCGAACGAATCTCGTCCGCCGCCGCTTTAATCGCGTCGACCCGCTTTTGCTCCGCGTCTATCGCTCGGTTGCGTTCCGCCGCGACGTTGGCGACTAGCTCTTGCTCGGTCGCGGCGACGGCGCGTATCAATTCGAGGCGGTCGTCGGATAGCTTGCCTTGCGCTTTGAGCGACTCTTGCTCGGCGGCTATCGCCTTCGCGTCGCCACTGGTAAGGATTGCCACCTGCGCGTCCGTAAATTCGCCCACGACCGTTAGCTTTTCTTTCTCCAACACGATGCGCTCGGCGAGTCGCTTTTGTTGCCGCGCCGCCAGCTCCGCCGCGCCCGCCTCCGTTTGCGCCAATTGTTGATCTTGCGCGGCTTGCCCTATTTGCGCTAGCTCCAAAGCCTGCTCCTTCGCGGCGAACGCGCGGATCTGCCCCTGCCTGTTAAACTCTTTCGTCGCCGCCACTCCGCCTTTCTTGATACCGTTGGTGAATTGTCCCCACGCTTTGGTTACGTCGCCGCTAAGTAACGATGATATGGCGGGGCCAATAGACTTAAACAACACATCCGCGCCCTTCTTTAGCCCCTCGAACGCGTCCGTTACGAAGTCGATAGCGGGCTTTAGCGAGCCAAGGTTGGCGATAAGTCCAAGGAAGGTCGTAATGAGGGCTCCAACTCCAAGCGCTTTGAGCGCGCCGCTTAGGAACTTAATACCCGCGCCTCCTATGAATCCGCCCTTACCCGCCTTGATTGACGCGTCGCCGGCGTTGTTTGCGGCTTGCGCTCCCTCTTTGGTTAGTTTATTACTCTCAGCTTGGACGACGTTGAGCGTTTTCGTCGACTTGATTCGCAGTAAGGTCTTGACGCTAAGCGCCGCCTCACTAACATTGCGGGCAAGCTGCACCGCAAACACCGCCGTTTCAATCCCGCTAAGTATCTTTTGCGTTACTTCACTTTCGCCGTTAAACTTCTGCACTAGGAACGTCGCCGACTCGAAACTGCTCACGACTTGATCGCCTAAGTCGACGAAAGCCTTGGTGTTCTTTTCGGGGTCTAGTAACTCAAGGTCTTTATCAATAGCGAATATCTGCGCCTCAATAGGGCGAAGCGCCTCTAGTATTTCGTTATATTTATCAGTTCCACGTGGAACTTCCGCCAGCTTTTGTCTAAGCGACTCGGACGCGTCCTCTAATTCTTTGAGCGTCTTAGGAACGAAATTGGCGTCCTTGGCTACGGATTCGGCCGCCTTGATTGCGTCTTCGATTCGTTCTAAGTCGGCGACCATATCGTCGAACGCCTTGCCCGACGTATCACCCATCGCCAATAGCTCGGCATTAAGTTGATCGAACGCCGCTTGCAGCTCCTCGGTACTTGTAAGCGCGGTGTCGATTCCTAGAATCTTGACCGTTATTATCTTTACGCTATTAGCCATGATTACTTAGGATTTTGATTGGATACTAGCAGTAGGGTTATAAAATCGCTAATAAGCCCGTCCAGAACGCTTCCAATGCTATCGTCTAATGACGTTAGCGAACGCTTTATGATGTTGCGCCCCGCTATCCCATCGCGGGCTATCGCCCTCTGGATCGCGTAGGCGAACGCGTTTACGTCGCCGCTCTTGGGGCGCAAGTGGCGAGTGGCTATGAACTTCAATATTGCGGAAATGGGCGGGGGCTTTAACCCCTTCTTTCGCCCCGAATCAAGGTATATTAAATAGTCGTTTGCGAATACCTGAAACACGGTACCGTCCTTTGAATGTTCGACCCGTATCGACTTAGACAGTGGGCGATTCTTCTTAACGTCCACGTCGTGAAGCGTCGGGGCTTGCGTTCGCTCACCCCCGCGACCCTTCCCCTTAAGATCGCTGAATTGTCCCGATTCTAAGTAGTACGCAAACACCTCTAAAATAGCGTGCTCTATGCTCTCTATCTCTTCGACTAGCGCGCTCTTTAGGTCTAACGCAGGCTTACTCATTAGCCTACGACGTGGGTTACCAATACCTTATCGCTTTCGCAATCGCCCACGGTTACGGAGATATAGTATTGGGTGGTGATGAGATCGGGGTAGGTGTCAACCGAGAAGCCCACACCCGGAAACACAAACGTACTTTGATCCACAATAGTTATTTGGTCTGCCTCGTAAAGCGTAACCACCGCGCCAAATGGATAATCGCCAATAGGCGGAACCTCCATATTTTCGACGTTCATGGTTCCGGGCGTTCCAATACCCGACGTTACGCCGTCGCCGTCCACCACGGGCGGTACCGGGGTAACGCACGGGGGAAAGCCACATGGGTCGAACGGTCTGTCGTATTGAGGCTCGCACAGACACTCAAAAATATTGGCGCACTCAAAGCCGGTATCGCAACCGTAGACGGGATTAACGGCGGTGAAGGTAACCTCCACCCGCCATCCGGTAAGGTTGTTGGCCCAATAAACGCCGTTGGCTTCGTCGCTAATGGATAGTAGGCTCCAGTCATGTTCGATCTTCCAGCCCACCCTAAGACGTTTGCGTATGTCTTGGACGATCCTTTCTATCACCTCGTGCGCTAGGTGGTAGGTCTTATCCAAGATACGTATAAGGCTTTCGTCCGGGTCTTCCTCGTCCGTCCGGTCAAAGATATACCAAACGACCTTCATTGCCGTTAGGTGCGCTTCCGGGCTAGCCCCCGTCGCGTTCGCTTGGAGCGGCAATTCGACGAAAAGAAGCGGATACTTTAAGTCGCTTGCCGCGTTATAGCGGTACGGGTCGCCGAACGCGCATCCGTTAATGAGCTTGTGTTTATCGGCGATGCAGCAAAACAGCCTGCGGATAACGTAGGGCGTGAGCTGAAGGTTGCTAGGGCTTGGCATTGCGGGTCATTTGGTTGCGGAATTTGATTTCGGTTTCGTATTTGCCCGCATCTACGAAGCAAGACAAAAGCAAAAAGAACGACGCTACGCTACCTTTGAGCGAATAGTCAATGCGGATTTGATCGCGCTCGCAAACCTCGAAAATAGTGTAGTACCAGCCCCAATGATCGGATGGGTGGATAAGGGGGATGTGGAAGCCTTCTCGCTCATCGTCGTCATTTCTCCTAAAAACGTTTGGAAATTGTCGCTCAAGGTCTTTTCGACCATGAAGAAAAAATTGAACGCCCCGTACATTAAGGTTACGGGCGCGGACTCAAAGAGCTTGGCGCGCGCCTCGACGTCGCTCTTGGTCTCGACGGAGTAATCGGCGCCTTGCGGGGTATAAAGAATCGCGAAGATTTGGGGCAGTGCGATCCATAGATTCTCCCGCTTCTTTCGGCAGTGTGTCGCGAGATTGTCAAAATCTTGGAATTGGGCGAGCTGCATCTCGGTGAGGCTCTTCGCGCACTGATACTTAACCCCCCCAAACTCGAACGAACTATAAAAGTTAAAGTCCGGCGGCTTGGACAGGTACCCCGCCTTGGCGGAAAGACGCATAAACTCTTTGATCTTTATCTTGTAAAAATCAAGGACGCTTATACCCAATATCGCGGCGTATAGAGCCGGGTTATCGTACTCGTGAGCGCCGCCGTCAATCACCCGCATAACGCGAATGAACTGAATTAGCGTTACTTCACTCCATTCGGTCGGGAACTCGCGGTCTTGATTAAGGATAGTTACGCGTGTCATTTTGTGTTTATTTAATTACGTAAATCCCAACGCCGCCCGATCCGTTCATAAGCGACCGTAAGGCATAAGCGAGAGCGATAACGCAGTCGTCGTAACCCCCCGACGGAGCGCCAAAACGCCAGCCGTTGCCCGCCCTCTGAACCGCAAAGTTAACTAATTCCTCGTACAACACATCCGTCTCTCTATTGTTGGGTAGCGTAACGCCCCCGCTTTGCAGGCGGTACACTAGGTTGTCGATTAGATCGTTCTTATTCTCCGCAGTCGTTCGCATGGATCGAACGTTGGAGAGCTTCCCCCGCAACATTTCGACCACCGTGCTTTCGTAATTAATTTCGATTAACGTTTGGCAGTTGCGGATCGGGCGAAGGAAATCGGCGATTCGAGCGACCATTGTCTCGGTTAATCGCTGTTCGGCGAGTTCGAATCGTTTGAAGGCGACGAGTTCGCCTCGGTTGTTCAAAACGCATATCGCGGTGCGGTCATGGGTTTTGCCTACGTCCACCCCCGCGTAGTTAGTTGCCGTTGGCTCGGCGAAACCCGCAAGCGGGCGCGCCACGTTGGCGAATACCGAGCCGCTATCCTCTACGAACTCGGCTAGGTACTCTTGGCGGTACACTAGATCGGGGGTGAAGGCGCGGCGGCTTTCGACTTCGTTAATCACATTGGGCATCCCCGTCGATTCAATCGTGTAGCGCAGGCTAACGTAATCCGGGTCGTCGCCCAAGCCTCTAATATAGCGGGCGTGGAAATCATTTCGCCCGTTGGGCGTGGAAACGAATAGCGTCTTTTTGCCCCTGTGAATCGTCATAGCCGAAAGGATCGAATCATAAAGCCCGGGCGGAAAGAACGCGTACTCATCCATTACGAGGTAGTCGACGGAGGGACCGCGAAGCCTATCCCTACTATCGGCGGACTTAAACTCTAGCGAACTTCCATTGACGAATGATACGACAAGGTCGCTCATATTAATGGATCGTATCGCCCCCGCGTCGCGCAGCCGTTTGAGTATCACGTTTTCGAGTATCGATTTGCCTTGCTCGCGGATCGGCGTTACCCACCAAATGCGCGCCGGCTTTGGTTGCATCGCCCAATGAAGCGCGAGCATGGAGCTAGCCGTGGTCTTTCCCCACTGACGCGGGCACACGATGGCGAAATGCCGCGCGTCGCTCGAAAGTACGGCTGTTATGAGCGCTTGCTGTCCGGGGTGTGCGCCCGTAATGACAATCGGCTTTCTCATGTTTTGGGCGCGCTAAAGTCAATGACGGAATCGAGCGTCCTAGTGTCGCTTTGTTTGGTGGCCTCCACGCGTTTGAATCTCGTTTTAGCCTCGAACGTAAGTAATTTCGTATTGCGGAACTTGACCGCCTCTTCCCACAGCGTGGAATTGAAGACCGTCTTAGATGTTTGTCGTATTGAAATCAACACGTCGCGGGTGCGAACCCCCCAAATGAGGCGACATACTTCGTCGAGTGAAGGCTCGTCGAATCCAAGACAGCGGCAAATGTCGCCGGCGCTAGTGGCGGTCGCGGCGATAAAGAGGAAGTCGTCGAGCGGAAATTCCCCCACGCCCTCAACGGGTGCGAGCTTTGCGTTCCACACCCCGTCCTCGCACACGAGCCTGCGAACGCAAATCCGATTCAGTTTCTCTTCAAACGTCGCTTTGGGTAGGTTCATTATTGTTGGCGGGCGCGTCAATTTCGCCGCCCGCGCCTTCAATTAACGCAAGGGCGGTCTCTTTGGTTTCCTTAAACCAATCGGCTACCGCTTGCGGCGCGTCTTGCACCCACAATATTTTGCCGAGTATATACTCCTCGTGGCGGTATTTGTTTTTGAAATCCGCAAGCGATTCGGCGGGAATTTGGGAGCTAAGGAGCTGAAACGCCGCCTCGTGGAGCTTGGCTTGGCTTTTTAATATTCTAGCGCCGCGACGTTCGCGGCAACCGTCCCAGCAATTCCATGCGTTAGCAAAGTAAATGGACAGTAGCGCCTCCAGCTTCTTTGCATAAGCCTCGTTAGGTTGCGTTGGGTGATGGGCGATTTCGTTGTAGTCTCCAAGCCACTCTAATATTTGACTATCGGTTAAGTCTTTCATACTTAAAGCTTAATTTATCTTGCAAATATATAGCTAAATACATTCAAAATATAATCCCATCATACAATATTACACAAATAAATATTGAAGTTTATTGACAAATTAATAATATTTTCAAAGAGAGGGGGCGGGCTGGGGGCGGTTGGCGACGGCGATAAGCCGGAAAGCCAACCCCTTGCCCCCGCCCTGCCGCCCCCTCGCACGTCACGCACACGAGCTACTAGTTAATAATTATTAATAATCCGCCCCCCTCTTGGGGGCTTGTCGCCCCTTGAGGGGGTAAACACAATAGATTACTAGTAGATTACTAGTAGATTACTAGTAGTGAAACGCCCGCGCCGCGCTCGCGCACACGTGTTTTTTTTCAATGGTGTTGGTATTTTAGCGCGACCCGATTCCGTCTCATTGATTTTGTGAATGATTTGGGGTGGGGGTTTCGTCGCGACGGAAAGGGATTGGGGTGCGACGTTGCCGGCTTTGCCGCTTTTGGCGACGATTGGCGGGGTTTAGTGGTGGTAGTCGTGGTTTTGGCGGTTGATTTGGTTTAAGCCCGTCAAATTGGTTTATTTGGCGACTGAACCAAACACGTCGAAATCGAAGCCCTTGGATTCAGTTGTTCGGAAAAGCCGAACCACTCGCTTGCGGCGCGACCATATCGCCGACCCTAGCGCTATGGTCGTAATTTATAGATATTCAATAAATAGCGTAACTAAAAATATATTTATAGTTTTGTCGATAGGGGTTGGCGGGGTTGCGATATGATTCGTATTTTTGCCGAATGGATACCAACGATATAATCTTAGAGGCCCACTACCTTGCGCGACGAAGGGCGCTAGCGTTAGAGGCATTACACGCCGCGATAGACTCGGATATTTTGGATTTGACCGCAACGGGCGAACGAAGGGCGTCGCTCAAAGCCTCGGCGGTTAAGGCGTTTACGCGCTATCAAGAGGCGCAAAAAGCCGAATCCGTCCATCGCAACGCCCACGCCAAAATATAACATAGCTTAGATTTAAGTGAAACCGAAAGCCCGACCGAAAGGTTGGGCTTGTTTACTTGGGGGGCGACGTCTATATCCGTCTAAGGATAACGGTCGAAAGCCCCTCACCGAAAGCGTCGAAGTCCTTAATCTCCTCCAGCAAAAAGAGGACGCCGTCGATAACCACCCGCGTCTCGCTCGTGATAGCGACGAAATCCTCCTCTGTGAGATAGACGTCTAGTTCCATGATTCGTCCGCTAATCAAGTCCAAAAGAGCCTTTGCCCGCAACATCTTAAACAGCCCGTAGTTATCCCGCCACGATAGACTCCACAGCGCCGTATCGTACCCGGGGAGCGTCGGCGCGTCCGTAAACGTCGCGTCGATATTCTCGGCAAGGTGATCGAACACATCCCTACTCCCCACCGCAAGCGAATCGTCAAAATATCGAATCGCAATACCCGACGTCGTCGTCGCCGTTCGCCCATAGACCTTGATTATCCTATGGACGTATTCCATAGATAGGTTAGACAAATCGTTTTGCTTTTTGTCGATAGCCTCTAGCGAAGCGATTGACGGGAGCGTGAGCGTCGCCACCGGAACCCACCTAGGCGAGGTGAAATTATTGTCGTAATCGAAGACGATTGAATATTTACGGAACTTGCACGGGGCGAAGTTTTTAATTTCGACCGCCTCGGCGCCCGGCTCGTTGGGCTGAAAATACGGCGACGGCTCAAAATGCGTATCGTATTCCCCCGCAACTAGGAGCGCGTCGTCGCTATCCTCCGCCCATTTGTACTCGTAACGCTTCGATATTTCGGGCGGCGTGGACGTCGCGGTATGAAGGTTCGCCTTAGCCGTCAAATCGACTTGGTTCCCCGCCGTTAATAGCTCGTCGTAGGTATAGATTGAGACCCGCTTGTTGGCTTGGTCGGTCGTGAAGTAAAGACCAAACAGGTTGGCAAAATCCGTCAGCCAATCAAACGGCGACGCGTCGTCCGGGAGCGAGTGAGCTAGGTTCACGTCCACGTCCGCCGTAACGAAGTTCGCCGCGTCCGTTACGGGATGTCCACCCGTGCCAACGTGTTCAAACTTTATACAAAGGTTGTCGATAGTGAAGGTGTTGGTGGCTGTGAAGGGGGCGGCGGCAATGACTAGATAGCAGGCCTGGTACGCGTACACTACCTCTCCCTCCTCTAAGTAGACGTTGTCGATAACCTTAGTGTGCGAGCCGAGCGTTGGGTAATGATACGGCGTGGGCGTCTCGTCTAGCGTCGAAAGATAGCCGCCGAGCGTATCGGGAAAATTGGGGTGAAAATACCCAAGCTCAATAGCGCGCCCGTCCGCTTGGTAAAACTGATCGGATTCCGCCGCCTTTTTCGATTTATATTTAACGCATCCCACCACATACCGATCCGTAGGCGGACCAAAGATGGGCGGACCGGTAAATAAGAAATTGGTAATATCGAATGTTAGAGTTATGCTGTACCAGCCCGTTACGATCACGCGGTAATACCCGGCCGAGTCGCCGTTAATCGTATCGTCGAATTTTCCTAGATACGAGTAGTCGATCTCGGTCTCCGCCTTCGCGTAGGGGATCGCCTTCACTAGCGTCGAGTCCGTGGCGACGGATAAGTGAAGGTATTGGTTGGTAAAGTTCGTTTCGGATACGGTATTGGCGGCGGCGCGGCATAGCTTCGCGGTCGCCAGCGTCCCCCAATTCCAAGCGAATCGCTTGCCACAAAACGGGATTATAAGCCGCTTAAAATTGGAGTCGCCAAAAATCGCCCCCGTTACCCCCCAGCCAATCGCCCTGAACATCGCCCGTATGATCGCGACAACGTAGATTGAGAAGGGAACATCGCCGTAATATAGCGCGGGCTGCCCATCGTTACCGCGTATCTTCCAAACGCCCCCGTCGAAGGTATAGTCTCCGTCGGGGGTTGTGTAATGTCTGCCGATACGGTTGCCACCCGTCGCAATGTTGGGGACAAAGAACGTCCCGTACGCGATGATAATCGGTATCCAATCATACTTATCCGAGTGTTGGTAGGTTTCCGGCGGCGTGAACGAAAGCGTCGGGTCGTTTAGATTCGCCAGCGACTCCCGCCAACCCGTGAACGGTATGGGGTCGAACGCCAAATCCGTCAGCTTCATATTCGACAATTCATTTGACCAATCAATCGCGTCCGAAACGATGTGCGCCGCAAGCTCCCCCGCCGCGTGGTCTACGCCCGTTACCGTCAGTTCGCCCCGTATCAATTGATAGCCGTTGACAGTAATCGTCGCCTCATAAACGGGTTGGCGGGCGAACTCCCCTCGCTGTACATACTCGTCTATAAGCCCAAATACCGCGCGGTTGCGTTGGGTTAGCGGCAATTTGAAGGTGTAAGTGAAGTCTTGAAACTGCTCCCCGACGGGACGCAGCGCGGCGTTTTGCTTGGTAAGCGTCAGCGGTTGCCTCGCATAGAAATCGACGGCAAGCCCGTTCACGTAGAACTCAATATTCAGTATCATTTTGCGATAGTGTTGTCGCGTTGCACCTCCACCGTGATCGTAATGTTTTGCGGCTCGTCCTCGCTCCCGCTCCACGCCGCGCCCGTAACCACACACGGTTCAAAGTTACGGTCGTAGGTTGGCGACGTGAGCGACCATTCGTTAAGATACGCCTCGTCCCGTAGATATAGCTCGTTGGAATTGAGTAGCGACCGTATCCATTCCGCCTCCTCCGGCGTTTGGTAGCCTAGATTCAGCGTGTAAACGACGGTGGTTTTATTGCCAAAATTACCCCGCGTCCCCCGTAGTGAGTTACCCACTTGACTGTTATCGACGTACTCCGCCGTTTTGTTGAGCGATCCGTACTCGGCGCTATTATTGCGCACGACGCGCCCCATGACGGATACCGTGTCGAACCCGCCAATCGGGTTCAGCGCATAGAGTTCGACTTGCGGGCGGCAACGATCCTCGTCTAGTTCGTAATGATGCCTAACGGTGCGGGTCCCATTATTATCGTCCACGAAGTAAACGTACCAATAGCGCACGCGCTTGCCCGCGACCGTCTCTATATCTTCAATCGTCGCCGCTTGGTCGACTTCGATTCTCGAAAGCGATACGTCCGCCCACCAAGCCCCGCCAAAGCCCGCGGGTATCACGGTGTTAGCGGCGGTCAAAGCGTCCGATCCAAGGTAAGAGGATCCATCTTCAAAAACAAGGTTGTAAGCCATCCGCACGGTGTTGTCTTGCCCCTCCACGGGATCGGCGGGGGTGAAAAAGTAGAGGAACTCATGCGCCCGCCGCGTCGTTCGCTTAACGAGTGGTTGGCGCGTAAGGAAACTCACGGGAACGAACGGCGGCGTGGGCGATAGGCGATAATTATTGACGCGCACGGCGGCGTTATCCGAAAGCGCCTCGTGGACGACGCTTTGCTTTTCGGCGGCAAAGTAGGCGTGGAAGCCCTGCGTTCCGTCCGCTCCGTAATAGGCGATCTCGTTATAGGCGCGCCCCCCAAATTTATCCTCGAACGTTCCCGCCGCGACGATATAACGCACCACCTGCCCGGGACATGGGTTAAGGAGCGCCGCCTGTGTGAAATCTGTGGGTTGCGTCGCCCAAAGGAAAGGGCGTAATACCCCATGAATATCGAACACGTAATCGAAATCGGCGAACGGCAAGATCGCTGTGAAGCGTTTTTCAAGGCGGGTTGTCGCCTCGAATCTATCCGACGCCGGCGACGCGTCGCAAGCTGGGAATTTAGCCCGCTCCGCCGCGTCCGAAAATACGAATACGTCAACATAACACCCCGCCCCGGCGACGCTTTCCGCGTCATATTTATCCGCCGGCGTCCCGGAATTGAAACCAAGGTTGCCTCCCGTCCCGTCCACAAAACCGCCCACATAAGTCGCGCCGTCGAACTTGGCTTTAGCTCTTATCGTTCGCGACGGAGCCTCCACCCAATTATAATTGTTCTTAAAATACGGCGTGTTTATTACCAATTGCTTAATCGAGTTGAACATATCGTCCAACTCGGCGCTTGTATCGGCTTGCGGGATATACCACTCGCCTGGTCCCGGGTTGGCGGAGCCATAGAAGGTAATCCCCGCCAATGCAAAGAAGGCTTGCGCGGGAAGCGGGAACGTGGTTATGAAAGGGGGTCCGCCGCCCAGCTCCAATATTTGTAATTCTATATATCCCCATCCGCCGCCGCCCGTAACGACGGGGGTGAAACGCCATATCATGGGATTCTCGGCGGGCTCCGTGGAGGAGTCATTACTGAAGCCCGTCGGGAATAGTTTGGGGGCTTCCAAAAAGTTTAATCCTAAGCTCATAGCGGCAAAGATAAACAAAAAAGCCGCCCCCTTGCGAGGACGGCTTTACACCTTTTAGTAAACGTATGAATCAAAAAAATGAAGCCGCCCCCGTCTCGTCGCTTTCCACGCGTTAAGTTTAAGGGGGTGGCTCTTTCGGCTTAGAAGGAGGATCGAACCGAAAGGATCGGGGTTCACGTCTGAAATATAGTCCCCTTCTACTATTATCGACGAATAACACAGCCACTTCACCGATTCGACCTTTGTAGCGGGGGAGGGATTCGAACCCCCAGCTTCCCATACCCTCGCGCTTGTGCCACGCGATTAGGGGGTGGTTCTACCTAAGACCAGCGCCCGCTATGTGGGTGCAAAGATACGCGTCGATTACAATACGGCGCAAGCTCCTAATAGAAATAATCTTTACGTTTCCGCCTAATAGGAGGCGGCGCCCTAATAGAAATAATCGGAGGAAGAATGCCGTGGTAATTTCTCATTTGCCCGACACAAATTTAGCGAGGAAGAATGCCGTGGTAATTTCTCATTTGCCCGACACAAATTTAGCGAGGAAGAATGCCGTGGTAATTTCTCATTTG